GTACGATCCAGCGCAAAAGCGATCCCGCCGATAGCCGCGGCGGGCAAACGGTCAGCTATAGCGATCACGCCACCGGGGTAAATTGTCGTTTGGGCCGCAATGCCCAAAGCGCCAGGCCAGGGGTAAGAGGTGACAGGACAGAGACGCCGATCCCGTGGGTTGTAACCTTTGCCTACAATCAAGATGTGCAGATGACAGATCGGATCGTGATCGATAGCCGCACATTTGAAGTTATGAGCGTGGAAGCCCATACCGATTGGATGACCGCGTTACGCGTCAAATGTATCGAGCGGGCCGGATCTGTGATTATCCGGTGATTCACAGATCGCGCCTGGCCATTTCTCCAGCACCGCCAGATCTGGCGATGACGCCGGCGGCCAGTGGACCATACCGCCAGATCCGGCGGTGGCGCCAGGTGAGATCATGCTGAATTGTCACATTGAATTGGTTTACGATATCACCCCAAGCTTACCCGCCGAAACCCGCGCCAGGATTGCGGAAATTGTCGAAGCTACCGCCCTACAGGTGGAAGCCCTAGCCAAGTTTTTGGCGCCTATAGATACCGGGTATCTGCGATCATCGATCCAGGCCGGGCCAGAAAGTTATCTAATTTGGATCGTCAAGGTCGGGGCGGAATATGGGATCTTTTTAGAGTTCGGTACTACGTTAATACCCGCCCATCCGTATTTTGTGCCCGCAATCGAAAGCGTTAGGCCGCGCTATGTTGGCCAGATGAACAGCGTAATTAGTGAGGTAGCCAGCAAATGATCGAAGTTGCGCGGGGTCTATTGTGGATCTACGAAAAGTTAGCGAATGATGCCACATTGGCGGGGCTAGTTGATGACCGGATCTATGATGGGATTGCACCGGAGGGGGCCGCCTTTCCCTATGTTATTTACAACTTTCAGGCCGGCGCCGATACGGTTGTGGTGGGGGCGGCCCGAGTGCTAAATAGCGGGCTATATCTGGTTAAGGCGGTGGCGGAAACGCAGAGTTACAGCGGCCCGGCTGAAATTGCAGATCGGATCGATGATCTCTTACAGGCTGCCAGCGGGGCCGCCGATGACGGCTTGATCTTAGGCGCCAACCGTGAGCAACCGATCATGTATGTTGAAGCCGTAGACACTATACAATTCCGCCATGTTGGCGGGTTGTATCGAATAATCACACAGGAGTTATAGCAAATGGCAGAGATTGCGACCATAGCCCAAGCCGTGCAAATTGGCGTGGAAGTTACGCCAGGGACGGCGGTAGCGGCTAACAGAAAGTTGCTAGCGACATCGATCACGCCAGGGATCAAAGTTTCGATCAAAGACTTTAAACCCGTGGGCGGCAAGTATGCAACGTTGGCGGTTTACGGTAAGGAGTGGACAGAAGGCCGCATCGAGGGCCAAATGTCATATACCGATCTGGTTTATTTGCTGGCCGGTAACGTTGCCTATGCAGCGCCTGATCAGCAAGGATCTACCGCCGCCTATCTTTGGGAGCATGAAAGCGCCCAAAGCGCCGAAGACACAATCAAGACATACACAACCGAACAGGGATCCAGCGTGCGCGCCCACAAAAACGCCTACACGCTGATCAACATGTTTGGTTACACCATAACCCGCGATGAATGCAAGATCCGCGGATCGGCCATTGGTAACCGCCTAACCGACGGGATCACCATGACGGCTACCCCAACCGAGATCGAAAGTGTACCGGTAGCGCCCGATCAGGTCTGTATCTATTGTGATGAGGATAGCGCCGATCTTGGTACGACAAAGCTAACCCGTGTTTTCAATATCGACTTTGAAAACGGCGCCCGCTTTGGGGCGGTTTGGCCCGTCGATTGTGCCCTTGACAATTTCGCGGCCCATGTCGAAACCGAGCCGAAAGCCGTCTTTAAACTTTTGACGGCTGCCAACGCCCAAGGAATGGATTTTTTAAATAACGCCCGTGTTGGTACAAAGTTGTTTTTTCGCGTCGAAGCCACCGGGGCCGAAATTGACACCGGCGAAAACTACCTGTTTCAACATGATGTTTGTGCAACGGTGGCGGACATTGGCGAGTTCCGCGACGAACAAGGGGTTTACGCTATCGAATGGACATTCAATGTCAAGTATGATGAAACATGGGGTAAAGCGTTTTACTTTGCAGTGAAAAACGCCCTAACGGGCCTATGATCGAAAGGAAAGCACAATCATGCAACTATCCAAAATTACATCCCAGCGCGAAACGTTGGCGATCCCCTTTGGGGATGAAAAGTTAAACATTGTCTACAAACCGCAAGCGGTAACGCTGGAATTGGTTGATCGCAAAGAGCAAGCAATGATCAATCCTGGCGAAACGTTGGCCCGGTTATTGGTGGATCTGGTTGAATCATGGGATCTGGTTGATGACGCGGGCCAGGTCTACCCGTTAGAGTTGGCCGCCGTGCGGCTTTTGCCGATTGACTTCGTTAACGCAATTTTGGAAATGATTCTAAAGGAATCAAGGCTAAACCCTACGAAAGCCAACAGCTTGCCAGGTGGATCGCAACCGGCGGGATCGTTGGCTACTCGCCAGAATGGTATACGCTGATCGCGGTGGCTAAGTATATGCAGGTCAAGCCGTGGGATCTGGTTACCCAGCCGATCATATGGTTTGAAATGGGCTTAGCCGCCCGCAACGCCGAAGCCAGCGCCGCCAACCATTATCACAAGGTAACATAAATGGTTACAGTAACCGAGTTATTAGCCCGCTTTGGGGCGGATACTTCCAGCCTTGACGCGGGCTATGCACACGCCACTGATCAGAATCGACGCTATGTCGATTCAGGAAATAGCGCGCTTGGCACCCTACAGAGCATAGGTAAAACGGCGCTAGCGGTAACCGGCGGCGGTTTGCTGGCGATTGGTGGCGGAATGGCGGCGGCGGCGGTTACGGGCTTTTCCATGAATAAGAGCATGGAAAACGTTACCGCCCAGCTAAATGCCTTTACAAAAGACGGGGCCAAAAGCGCCGAAATTTTGGAGATGATCCGCGAGCGGGCCGCCAAAACGCCCTTTGAATTTAATGAGATGGCCAAAGCGACCGCGGGTCTATTGCCAGCATCCAAAGCCAGCGGCGAAGGGCTAGAAAGCTTAATAGAAAAGGCGGAGATCTTAGCCGCCAGTAATCCCGCCCAAGGGCTAGAGGGGGCCGCCTTTGCCCTGCGCGAAGCGGTTAGCGGCGACTTTACCAGCATTATCGAGCGGTTCAATTTGCCGCGGCAATTTATAAATAAGCTCAAAGAGGAGGGCGTTCCCAACCTTGAGATCGTCGGGCGGGCTATGCAAGAAATGGGTTTTGATACCGATCTTGTATCCAACCTGGCCGAAACCGCCGACGGGCGATGGTCTACGTTTATGGATACGCTTACCGGGGTGGCAGCGACTGTAACGAAACCGCTTTTTGATAGCTTTTCGGCGGGCTTAGGATCGGTCAATTCCTGGCTATCGGCAAATGAGCCGCTACTAACCCAAATGGCCAACGTGATCGGGATTGCCATTTCCAACGCAATCGAGATCCTAGCCGATCATTTTCCGCCCCTTGATGGGGTTCTAACGTCGGTTGTGGGCGGCTTCGCTAATTTTATACAAATTCTTTCGGCTGCCAGTATAGCGATCCTTGATGCAATTTTAGAGGGCGAAGAGCTTACAACGTCAAACTTTGGCCTATCTGGATCCGCCGTTGACGTTGCAGATAAGATCGTTACTATGGCCCTGGCGATCTATGATGGGATCGCCGCCGTGGTGGCTTTTGTTAAGCCGATCTTTGATGCGGTTGCGCAATTTGTCACGTTTCAGGATGTATTAACCGCCCTTGGGATCGCGATTGCGGCGGTTGTGATCCCGGCGCTTATATCGGTTGTGGTGACAATGGCGCCGATTATCGCCACCGCCGCCGCCGTGTTGGCCGCCGTTACACTTTTGCGCACGGCTTGGGAAAACGATTGGGGCGGGATTCAGGAAAAAACCGCCGCGGTTTGGGAATTTTGTCAAGGGATCTTTGACACGATCCAAGCCTGGCTAGAACAAACGTTCCCGGATGGCTTAGCCGGGCTGGCCGATAGTTGGCGGGATAATTGGCAATTAATGCAGCGCACGTTAGAAACAATTTGGAATGCAATTTCTAGCGTTTGGCGTACCGTTTCAACCTGGCTAACCGTTACCCTACCCAACGCAGTAAGCGATCTTCACACCAAATGGTCGAGCGGTTGGGAAAATATCCAAACCGCGACTAATACGAAATGGGAAGCGATCAAGGGCCATTTCAACAGTATGAAAACCTGGCTTGATGCGACGCTGCCAACGTCGATCACCGGGTTGGGCACTAACACAGAAAGCGGCTTTGAGTCTATTAAAAACAGTATCGTGTCAAAGTTCGACACCGTGATCGCTACCTTTCGCGACGTTCAAAACTGGCTAACAGATAAGCTCCAAAGCGCCCTGAATTCATTCAAAGACGCGCTAGGCGGGCTTACTTTCTCTAACCCGTTTCAGGCTATCGTTACGGCTATTTCGGCAATCCCAACCGCGATCACCAACGCAAAAACTACGCTTGCAAATTTCGTTTCCTGGCTTGGTACGTTGCGGATCCCGGATCTGTTTTCTATGTTGAAGTTGCCCGATTGGCTTACCGGTTATGTGGGCGGTGGCGATGGACGAAGCCGGGCCGGGACGATTGAGAAGGGATCCGCCCTGACATTGGCAGCGCCAGCCGGGGCCGGGTTCGACGTTGACGCCCTGGCCGCCGCAATCGTGCGCGCCCTGGCCAGCGGGCCGCCCGTGGTGCGCGCTGAGTTCGTGGTTAACGTTGCGGGCGATCCAGCCGCAACGGCGGTAAGTTACCAAATGGCGCGCAAGGTTGGGGAAATTCTTAATCGAAGGGCTTCGTAATGATCAAGTTGCAATTTTCCGATGGTACAAATCACTATGATTTCGGGGTACACGGGATCACGATCACCGATTACAATCCAGGGGTGAAGCCGCGCACGGCTAAAAAAGTGGAAGATAGTATAGAGATTGTGATCGCCGCCGCCGATATCGACGACCAGCAAACAGTTAAAGACGAGATCAATAACTGGCTAGCCCTGGCCGCGGAGTTAAGCCCGGCGGTTAACGAGTCTAAAATCTGGCTACGCTTTAAGCGCCCAAGTGAAACCGATTGGCGCGTATCGCCTATCTTGGGCGGGGTCTTAAAAAGCTTGTCATTGAACGATCATAGCCAGTTAACCGAAAGATACGAGATCCAACTAACCCGCCTCAATTTTTGGGAATGGCCAGAGATCCCGCTTGGGCTTTCGGGCAATCCTAGCGGGCCGTTTGTAGAAACGGCCCTTACTGTTACCAACCAGTTTACGCCCCTTTTCATCGATCCGGCGATGGCTGGCGATGGCCAGATCCCAACGCCGATCCGCTTGACGGTGGCGCCCTACAATAGCCCAAGCCCGATCCCGATTGACAGCTTTTACCTATTTCATAATGCTTACAGCACGTTTGACGCCTATTCTAAAGTGCATTTATTGGAGGGTGAAGACAGTACGCTAGGCGGATCCGATACACTTGACACGGATTCACTAGGCGACTACTACCGCCTTGTAACGTGGGGAACGTCAATCGACGCTGAAAAGTTCGCTTGGGATCTTTCGGCTGATCTGGTAGCCAGCTTTGGCGGGCGGTGGTATCGCGTGATCGCCAGGATTGGCAGCCCGCCCGCGGAAGATCTATACGCCAGCGTACAATTAGACTACCCAAGCGGGGCCGGAAGCCCGCAAGCGCCACAATCCGAAATTTATGTAAACGCTTACACCGGCTTGGGCTTTCGGTTCCTAGATCTTGGGGCGATCCAGTTGCCACCGGTTGGAATGGTAGCGAAGCCGCCCGCCCTAAGCCTGGCGATTAATTTGCGGAGTGAGGCCGCCGATAGTCTAGGGATTGACTTTGTGATTCTTTGCCCGGCGGATAGCTTTCTACAGGCTACCGCCGTTTCTCTTTACAATGCGTTTGAAGTGGCCGCCGTTATTTTTGACGGCTACATTGGCCGGGTCTACGTCGAAAGCGACGATCAACAGTTCATAGACTATCAAGAGATCGGCCAGCATCCCGGAATTGTACCGGGCCGGGCTAACCAGTTTATTACCTTTGCGCACGATAACCGGGCCGATGGGGCAGATATCAATCAAATTTTCGATGTAACGGCAACCTATAAACCGCGTAGGTTAACCGTCTAAGGGGGGCATAATGACAGTAACTAGAATCTGGCAATCTGGCGCCGAAATGCAACATATAAACGAATGTGAAGAGCTTTCCAGCCTTGGCGCGTCAAGCTGTGCGATCAGTAACACAAAAGCCAAAACGGGATCCTATTCTTTTCGCTATGGCGCCGCCAGCTATCCGCGCGGGAAAGCCTTTTCAAGCGTGAATCAAGCCAGGGCCGGGGTTTTTCTCAATCATGCGGGCCTAGCCACCGCAACCAGCGCCAGCCAGGCGATCATATTCCGTTTGGCCGTGAGCGGAGCAACCAGCATTACGCTACAATGGAAAGGCGATACCGGCGATCTTGAATTGTATGTAGGCGCCTCAAAGGTGGCCAGCGTTGGCGCCGCTAGCGTTGGTTTTTCTACAACGGACACATGGTTCCACGTTGGGATCCATGTCTATTCCAACGCCAGCGGTACGATCAAGGTCTATCTAGATGGCGTTGAGATCCTAACCTATAGCGGTGACACCGGCACCGGGATCACGGCGGTATATTTTGGCGGGCGCAACAGTACAAACGGTTGGGGCAACTACTGTTATTTTGATGATTTCTACGTTGAAAGCACAGTAGGCGAGACTATCGCGCCTGTTAACTCTTACCGGTTCGATTTTAAGATTGTAAACGGGGCCGGTCACGCGGCGGGTTGGACGCCCAGCGCGGGATCCAACTATGCGGCGGTGGATGATGGCGCGCCCGATGACGATAGCACGTATGTTTCAGCGGCGGCGGCTAACCTTTTGGACTATTACGCAATGGCCAGCTTTACCCTACCCGTGGGCTATGTGGTGGGCGCCGTGATTCCTGTAGCGTGGGCAAAGAAAAGCGACGCGGGCACCGATAGCCGGTTGATTCTTGGTAGCCGCCTTTCGAGTACAGACAGCTTAGGATCCAGCCAGGCACTAACAACCAGTTACGGCCCGGTTATGGAGCGACAAACCACGAAGCCCGGCGGCGGAAGTTGGAGCGAAAGCGATGTAAATAGCGCCGAAGTAATTATCAAGAGCGCGGGAAGTTTCTAACCTATGGCTAACGAGCGGGTCACCAAAGCGGGCGTTTATGTCGAAGAGGGCGGGGCCAACCTACACGACACCAAAACGGGCGTTTATGTTGAGTTACAGCTACCGACGGCAATAGAGGATCAGGTCACCAAAGCGGGCGTTTATGTCGAGCTTACCAACACAATGGATCGTGTTACGCAAGCGGGCGTATACGTTGAGTTGCAACCTACGGAACGGGTTACCCAGGTCGGCGCCTATGTCGAGTTGCGCGGCACGCTACAAGCCACCAAAACGGGCGTTTACGTTGAGATCGCGCCACCGCAACCCAACCCGCCCACATTGGCCAGCCTGGCCGATTTTACCGCCACCTTGACAGCGTTTGACTTTTTGCCCATCGTTAACCCGCCCTTTATCATGCGGCCCATTCGTTGGAGTTGGCAGGATCTAGGGGTCAGCAACGAAGCCGAAATAGCGGTAGAGGGCCAGCTAAACAGTATTATCAACTGGCTGCCAGAGTTGCCAAGAATGCCCGTATCGATTTACAACCCGATTAAAACCGATGTTTGGTCGGGCTTCGTAAACGGGATCGAAGTGCAGATCGACGATCTTATTTTGTCCATAACGCTTGATGGGCTTGCAAATCGCGTGATCGTTGCCTACAATGAATTGGCCGAAGGATCTACAACCGCCACCGCCGCCTATACTACGCCCGCCACCGATGGCGAAAGCGTAGCGCGCTATGGCTATCATGAATTATTGTACGTTTACGGAGACGCCAGCGCCGATCAGGCCGAAGCCTTGCGGGATCGGATTGTGGCGGATCTGGCTGCCATCCAGTCAGAAACGCGGTTTGACGAAGGGCAAGGGGTAAGCGCCCGGCTTTTGTGTAAAGGGTGGATCCATAGCGCGGGGTGGCGGGTCTTTGACGAAAGCAGCACAACCAACGCCACAATAGCCGATCAGGTGGGCCAGGTGGCCAGCCTGATGGAATGTATCAACGTGATCGATATCAAAGACGATAACACGATTGAAAGTAACCCGTATACGGAGCCGGTCAACGCATATGATAAGCTGGCGGCCCTTTTGGCCATAGCCGATCAAGACGGCGATACCCGGCGCATGGTGATCCCGCAAATTGGCGTTTTCCGCTACGAAAAGGTTTACCGCAGTGAAGATCAATACATTTTCTCAAACAATCGATTCTACCGGGCCAACGGCTACCCGTTGCAGCCTGGCGAATTTATCTTAGGCTATTGTCGAGATATCGGTAAGCGCATGATCGGCCAGTTGGCCAACGCTAACCGGTTCTATGTGGAAGAAAGCGAATACGAAGCCGCCAGCGGCCAGTATACGATCCGCACACGGGGCACGCCTAGCCCGTGGCGCTAAATGGTGACTACCCGACAACGGGATCACATAAATCTATCCATCCAACCTATTCACATTGGAGTAACACTATGCTTACCAACGGCACCTTGATCAACAGTTTTCATATCAAACACTTTGGCAGTATGCACGGCGGCGGCGGTGGCTATGGCGGGGGCTTGACCGTCAACGATGGCACCGGCGAGGGCAAGTAAGCGAATAGGGTAGGGCTGGATCTGTGAATTCCCGGATCGGCCCTGGCAGGAAAACAAAAGCGCCTGATCGATATCGATCAGGCGCTTTTGTTTTGGTTGGGCTAGGCAATCACCAACCGGCGGGCACTTTGGCCGGGTATGCCCTGCGATCATTCGCTGATGATTCATGCCATCGTTACCGGGTGGCACCGGTTGCAAAGTTATGATCATGGGTAGAGTATACACGCATTTTATTACATTGTCTATTAAATAGCGCACGAAAGCCCAAAAAGCGGGCCGCCGTGGGGTTTTCTGGCCCTGGCCCGTGTGTTGGCCCGGCTGCCACCAAAACGCCCAGCGGCGGCCCTGGCTGCCAGCCACCACGCGCAAACGCGGGCCTATACCGCCAGATATGGCGATACAGGCCCGCCACCGACAAGCTACCGGGCCGCCGTGAATTGTCAGCCAGGCAGCCGGCGCCACCGCCAGATCCGGCGGTGGGAGCTGTGATTGAGCTGCGCACATGGCCAACGCCCTGGCCGCCCGATCTGTGAAACAGCGCCGCGGCCCGATCTGTGAATCACCGGCGAGTTATTAGCCCGGCTTTCGTAAATACTCAAATAGCCTATGGATCGCGTCGATTAGATCGCTTTCGATAGCATCCAAGCTTGTATTGGTAGAGATCCAGCTATAGCCCTTTTTCGTTACCCGCCCGGCAGCCTGTAACCGTTTCAAATAGTTGTTTACCGTGCGACGTTCGATCCCGCTAATTTCTGCTATGTCACTTTCGCGGATACCGAAGGGCCGATCCGCGACAATGGCCAGAATTTTGGCCGCTAGATCCTCTTTTGTATCCTTTGTGATCCTTGCCATAATAGCCTATATCCTTTCTATTTTAGCCCTGGCCGCTGACACCGCCAGATCTGGCGGTGATCGTACTTTTGCCAGTTGACACGGGTTTTACTTTGGTGTATTCTGGCGCTAATACGCAAAATACGCAAACTAAGCAAAGGGGCAACGATGGGAGATAACCGAGTTACTACAGGCCAGGCCGCTAAGGTTTTGGGCCTAAGTGGGCAAACTATACGCAAGCTAATCCGAAAAGGTGAGCTTGACGCCATAGAGACAAAGGGCGGAAAATTCCGAGTAACCCAAGCCAGTATCGAAGCCTACATAGCGGCCCGGCAAGTAAGGCCCGCCAGCCAGCCGGAAGCCGCACGATAGGCCGCCGTGGGGTTTTCTGGCCCTGGCCCGTGTGTTGGCCCGGCTGCCACCAAAACGCCCAGCGGCGGCCCTAGCTGCCAGCCACCGCACGCATTACGCCGCCCCAAAGCTGGCTTTTTGATGGCTTATGATCGGGGATCTCCGCGTTACTACTGATCAGATGGAATTCCCGTTCAAAATATACTATTGCAGTTATCACAACTAAAGGAAATTAAGAATAATGAATGATGAAACGAGAGTAGACGAAGCGCCACCAACCGATCAGCTACCTGGCGCAAATAGGCCGCGTTGGATCCATCCGCGAGACGTTACCCGCCTAATTAAGCGGGCGCTAAAATCCGCCTTTCCAAATACCCGCTTTACTGTGCGCTATCGGCCCTTTGGCTATACTACCGTTGAATGGGTTGACGGGCCGGAACGGATCTTGGTGGCGGATATAGCACAAAAGTTCGACGGGGCGGATCCCGAGAATATCACCGGCTTTCATGTTACGGGCGTGCGGATCTGTGACCATTGCAAAGATCCCGGTAAAGAAGCCTTTCCATATCATGTTACAGATCCAGCGGGCCAGGTTTGGGGCGATCTGTGCAATGAATGTTTCGATCTTTTGGGTTGCACCTATGAAGATGGGCCGCGGGATGATATTTGCCCGCCCAACGCCCATGATTGGGCCGCCAGCAACCGCGGGCTTACGTGCCAAGCGTGCGGATTAACGATCCCGTTTAGCCCGGCGGATCCCGATCCCGTGGTGATCGAAATGTGGCAGGGCGATCCAGCGTTGGCCTAAGCGGCCCGTTTCCAGGTCTTTTGATATTCCGCTATGACGGTTTCGGGTAAGAGTTCCGCATACGTGCGACGGGTGAAAGCTATGTCACTATGGCCCATGAGCAAGCTAACAGTTTCAGCCCTTAGCCCGTCGTTTATGGCTTTCGTACCAAACAAATGGCGGATACTATGCCAGTTTATATGATTGACGCCCGCCTCTTTGCAGAGTTTAGCCAAACGCTTTTGGGCACCGTTTACGCCCATTGGGCCGCGGGCGCCCTGATCAAGCGCCAGATAGCTGGCCCAAAAGAGCTTAGATACATAGCCGAATTTGGGATCGATTTCGGGCCGGGATATCAAATAAAGGGCCAGGGCTTGGGCCGTTTCAGGGGTGATCGGTTGTAGCCGTTCCTTATCCCCCTTGCCATTGCGCACGGTGACAAGTAGGGCGCCAGTATCCAAATCGTCACAATCCAGATCGCACAGTTCCGCAATTCTTAGGCCCGTATCAAGGGCCAAAAGCAACATAGCCCGATCCCGCAATCCTACCCAGTTATCAAGCGGGATCGACGCGATAACAGTCTTTAGATCGTCGAGATTGGCCCGCCGTGGGCGGTGGCGGGGCTTTCGTGGGGCTTTTAACCTTAGCCGCCCATCACGGCGCCGCATAACGTTAGGGTGATCGTATATGTCTGAGATCCAGTTAAACCAAACATCTAGGGCACGATGGCGGGCGCGACAAGTAGAGACGCCCATACCGCGGGCGCTTTCGGCTGCCAGAAAGGCGGCGATATCTGCCACCGTGAGCAATTCCAAAACGCGGCGGCCAGGTGGCAGCGACGCGAGAAATAACCGGAGGGTGGCCCGGTATGATGCGATTGTGTTGGGCTTTAACTTTTCGGCTTGCTTGGCTTGGATGTAGGCGGCGAGTAGGTCAGTAAGATCCATTGGGCTATTCTCCCCAGGCCCGATCCCCTTGGGGATAACTACACAAAAGTTATCCCCAAGTCTAACAAGGGATCGGCGGGGTTAGCAACTTATCCATAGTTGGGCGATCTGGCAATCGGCCCAACCATTCCCAAAAAGGAGTATCAAATATATGTTACAACAAAGTTGTTACCGCGATTATTACAAGACATTGCCACCGCCACAAATGAAACGGTTAGGCGAGCTTTTCGAGATCGCCGCCATGTTTGGGCTAGCCGTGCCCGCCGCCTATGTGGTGGAAATTGAGCGGTACGGATACCGCGTCAACATTTACACCGGTATGGTTCTGTTAACCGTTGATGGGGTAGAAATTGAGTGCGGCCATTTGCGTAACTTTTACGAGTTGATCGAATTGGCGATGGTGGCCCGGTCGGTAGCTGGCAGCCAAACGCCCGCCGCCGTGATCGAAAGGGCCAGCCAGGGCCAGGGCGATGGCCAGGCCGCCACCGATCCCGCTTTCGTGTTGCCGCGGCCCAGCCTGGCCCAAGTGAATGGCGGGCGCTATGGCTAGAGCGCGTTTGTTACCTGATGCCCTTTTGGAAAGCAAAGAATTTTCCGCCCTGCAAAATGATTCAGCTTTGGCTTTTCTAATGCTTTTACCCCATTGGGATCGGGATGGTCTTTTGGATGGGGATGCCGCTTGGGAGTTGCCCAAACTGATGCACTACCGCGACGAATTGAGTAAGCGTATGGTTGCATTTGTCGAAAATTGGGAAAGGGTCGGGCTGATCACATCGTATGGGGTAGCCGGGCGGAAGATCCTATACTGGCGTAAATTTCGCATTTATAACGCGAACATTGTAACCAGCCGAGAAGCGCCGAGCCGCTACCCGCCGCCGCCAGGCTACACCCGCGATGAATCGGGTTTGATCCCGGAAGATGAAAACGATATCCAAGATCTGATCTTTCAACTGGATCCGCGGTCAACTTACAGGATCGCATTGGAGCGGGCTTTAACATTAAAACTTGGTAGAGTTCCCTTTCCTTACGGGAAAGGACATCATGATAACTCACTGAGTAATCATGATCTCTCACTGAGAGGTCGCGCGGATCAACAAGATCAAGATCAATATGCTGTTGCTGTTGATCAATCAATTCATTCGTCTTTGGTTAAAGTAACGGGGGGTACAGGGGGGGAAATGGCCGCCCGCCAAAATTACAAGATTGAAAGCTTGGGCCAACTTGACCATAGGCAATTGGTAGCGGTGGCGATGTACGCGGGCGCCGGGCTTGGGTTGCTTGATGATTGGGTAGGCTACTTGGATCACCTAATCACGCTAACCGAAACCGGGTTAAATACGCTGATCAGGTGGATCGCGTTCTATTCCGTTCTAACGCCCGAACAAATGGCCCGTGTTAACAGTTTTACCGCGGTAATCAGGGCCAACATAAACGAAGGGCGACACCCTAGCATAAGCGCCAAAATGCGAGACTTTATAGACGACATCACAGAAAAGGTATTGAGCAAAGAGCAATAGTTCAATCTGTGACGCCCTGGCCAGGCCAGGCACTTAACCCAAGGGGCAACCATGAAGAGCGACGAAACGCAAACGATAGCGGAATACAGACAGGAAGCCGGGCCAGGCAGCCAGCCAGGCGGCGAAAGCGAGATTGAAAAGCTGGCGGCCCAAGGGGCGGATCTGCTAGCCCTATTTCAACAGAATTATGAAGTTGTTTTCAAGGTCTTACGCGATGAGCGCAACATGAGACAGGGCCGCAAGCGGGCCGCCCATAATGAGAGTGAGATCGAATACTGGCAGGGCCGGATCGACAATGCCCAAGCCGGGATCGACGCCCTGATCCGCATGAAAGACATAGGTAAGATCGGCTTAATGCGCGAGCGGGTCAACCTGGCGGAATATGAGCAATTAACCTTGATTGACGGGCCGATGGGGCCGGGAAAGATGGGGTTTTGATATGGGGTTATTTCTGGTTTGCTTAGCCGGTTTCGTGGTGGGCTTCGCGGCGGGCTGGATCGTGGCTTCGTTGCGACAATGGGATCTATGGGGTTAGCTGCCAGCGATCAACCCAACGCGGTAATTTGTTTTTGAGGTGGCTAAGCAGAGCTTGAGGAAAGCCAGGGGTTTAACGCCCTGGCCCGTGTGGTTTTGCCATTGGGATCGACAATGGCGCCCTTATTGTAGCGGGCGCGCCATTGATTTCAAAATGGGCGCCCGTTTCATTTGGCGCCCCTAGCAAAAAGGGGAAAGTATGAAAAGGATCGTTGTAGGCTTGATCGTGTTGGCGCCCATTGCTTGGGCCGGGTGGCAGTTGGGCGGGAGACTGTCAACCGATGCGTTAGGAATGGCCCTTGGCGTTTTGTTTGGGGTTATGGCCGGGATCCCGATGGCCCTGATCGCAATTGCGGCGGATCGTAATCGACGCGTACGCGTTGATCACGTACACCACATAGAAACGTCAGAAACGGCCCAAGCCTTGCGTTTGCCGCGTGTAGCCGTCGTTTACACGGCAATTGCAGCAAACGCCCGCCAGCGGCCCGCCTTGCCAGCCAGGGCCAGCAATAGCGATCAAGAGGGCAACAAATGACACGACAATTAGAGAAATGGGCCGATCAGATTGAAGCCGGGCTAGCACAGGAAAAGATCGCCGCCGTCGTTACGGGTGGCACGGTGAAACCTACGCGGATCATGATTGACGTAGTGATTGCGGATCCGTTGCCACCGCGGGCACGGTTGGCAGAGTGGATCGGGGCAGCCCTTGATCGTGATGTTTCTGTAGTGTTGAGGCCGGGCGGGATCCGGGTTGTCATGGTTCTACCTGGCCAAAACGACGTTGATGCGATAATCGATCAATACAGCGGACAGATACCGCCCGCGTGCGCCGTATTGGGCCTACGCGACGACGGCGGGCCGTTACTATTGCGGATACCGGCGATCAATGTCCAACACACGCTAATTTTAGGGCCGCAAGGGCGCGAGTTATTGCGGGCCGCATGTTATGGGCTGGCCGCCACCAACCGCCCGGAACATTTGCAGATCGCCAACTTTCGGCTAAATCAATGGGGCCAGGCTGGCCAGCCGCTAGATCAAACGCTGGCCGCCGTGGTGGCAGAGATAGATCGACGCGAAAGGGACGGGGCCGGGCTGCCAGTTCTGATCGTGGCGATCCCGGAGTTGGCCAAGGCGGATCCCGATTGTACTACCCGGATCCTTTGGCGGGGGGCCGGGGTCGGGGTGTATTGCTTCGCTGCCACCGCCGCCAACAAATCACCGGGCGTATTTCGTACTGTTATTTGGTGGCTGGATGGGGATCGATATCAGTTAACCATAAGCGGGGAAGCTTCGTATTTTTCCGCCGCTACCGTTCAAAGGAGAAAACAAGGTGAAAACAAAAACGGTAACCGTTGAAGAGCAACGGGAATTAGGGATCCGTCGCGTACAATATCCGCCCGCCAAAGCTGCCACCGTGGCGGCGGATGGGCCAGCCAGGCAGCCAGCCGCCAGCGCCCTGGCCCATCCCGACTTGGTAACCGATATGAGCATAGCGCCCAACGCTACAAGCTATGTCGAGATGAGGACAAGCGCCCAAGATCGGGCGTGGGGCTATCTGATTAGCAGCATCCCGCGTACGTTTTTCTTTTCGCTTGGGCTTACGTTGGTGGCAATTCTCGCCACCGGGATCAACTTAATCACCGGGATCGTTTTGCTGATCGTTACCTTTGCGTTGGTTGAGATGATCAGCTATGGCTATACGTTGGCCATTTCGCCAGAGGGCACCGCCCATTATGAGGCCCGCCAAAAGTGGGCGATCTTGCGCTACGAACAGCGCCAGCGGTGGCAGCATTACGGGCGCCAGGCCGGGCCGCCGTGGTGGATCGTTGCTTTGCGGATTGTGACCGGCAAGGGGGGCAACCATGATTAAATGGATTAAGTATCATTGGCTAGCCGTGATCATGGTCGTTTTGATATGGGTTTTGGGTGCAATGGTCGGGCGCAATCTCTACCCGACGGGCAGCGAAACCGAACAAAACGAAGCCGCCTTATCAGTTGTTTCGTTGGTCTTGACGTTTTACGTTTTCTATCGGGGGTAAGCTATGGCCGATTTTGTTGAGGAAACATTGCAGACGATCCAAACCATTCGTAACGGCCAGGCGCCTGGCCCTTACATCCGCCAGCGGATCCAGGTCAGCGCCGATAATTTATCGAATAAGGCCCGCGTCGAAGGGGCGCTAGCCGTGGTAAACGAAGCCCTGTTCAAGCTGGCCGCCGCCCTATATGAAACGGTTGACTACATCCCGGTCAACGTTGACAGCCGCACATACAAGATCTTGATCCCGGTTCCGTGGGGTGATAGCGGCTATCACATTTGGAAGCTACGATCCACCGAAGCCCGCTTAATGCGTTGGATCTTGATGGCACGTTGCAAACGCAACCCAGATCAGGCGCTTTTCCTGTTTTCGGATCGTTTTTGGTACTTAAACGCCCGGATCTACAGTTCCGCCGCCCTGGCCGCCGATTATCTGAAAACCTACCCGATCACAATGCGGGAATGGGATAAGCAATCACACGCGTTTAGGGAGAGTGAAACGGCCCGCTATGAACGGAGAAAAGAAAAGCGAAAGGCGAAGAAATGACGCGTTGATCAGATGGCCCGTACCGGTACGCTACGCGGTTATATACGCGGAGAGTGGGCCGGGCGGGCCGCCTGTAAACGAGTACAGGAGGGGCGATCATGATTTTACCGAAGTTTGGCGATAGGCCAGCGGTGATCAATTATCGGGCCAGGGCGGCCAGGCGGCGGGCCGCTTTGGTGGCGGCGGGTTGTGGCACGTTTGAGTTAGCAGAAAAGCACGATCAGCCGGTCATTACTTGCTTTTGTTGTGGGCTTACGAGTTATAACGATCAGGATATCGAGTTACGCTATTGTGGGTTTTGTAACGCTTTTCATAGCGATTGGGGGCCAGATGGTAACGTTACTGTGCAAGGTTAATCCCAAGAAAAACTGTAGGCGGTTCTATCGGGTGGCGGTTGAATCCACCTTATTTGATGAAATATGCCTTACCCGCACTTGGGGCCGCCTTGGGGGCAAGGCCCGCCAGTTGGAGCCTATGCCCTTTGTCGATCCCGTGGCAGCGGAAAAAGCAGCAAGTAAGATAATCAGATCGAAGTTAAAACGGGGCTACGTTGTAAAGGAATTAGAGTGATGAGCGAAGAGAAAGAAGAGACGATTACATTGGTTTTGACTTACTCCGAAGTAACTTTTTTAGCCCAAGCGGCAGATTATCGGGCTAACCGGTTGGCCGATCTGGCGGATATGACGACGTACAAAGCAACCGAAAGATCAGCGCGTGAAGAGTCTGCAAAGTACAAAATTTTGGCGGCCCGATTGGCGGATCTACTGGCCGCCCATGAATCTGGCCAGGTGGGGAAACTATGAGCTATCCAGGCGGTAAAGGGGCGGTTTATCAATGGCTAATTAACCAGATCCCGCCCCATGATGTTTTTATCAGCACACATTTAGGACAATGCGCAATCATGCGCTACAAGCGGCCCGCCCGGATCAACATTGGGATCGATCTGGATGAAACCGTGATCGACGACTGGCGCCACGAAATAGGGCCAGGGCTGCCAGTGGACCATACCGCCAGATCTGGCGGTACTGGAGGGCGGCTTGCAGATTGGGCGGCTGCCAGGCAGGGCCAGTTACCTGGCAGCGAGATCACCGGGGCCAGTGGCGCCCGCTATCGTTTCCTTTGTTGTGATTCTGTCAAATGGTTGCAAACCGTTGATTGGAAGGGCGGCGAGTTCGTTTACTCCGATCCGCCCTATCTTCTTTACACGCGCAAGCAGCAAGCGCCCATCTATGCACACGAATACAGCGAAGCCGATCACCGGGCGCTATTGGCCGTTTTGGTCGGGCTACCGTGCAAGGTGATGATCAGCGGCTACCAAAGCGATCTGTATGACAAGTTGTTACCCGGCTGGCGCAAAGATAGCACGCGCACGATCACGCGTGGGGGCACGCCCGCAATTGAGTTCGTTTGGATGAATTACGATCCGCCCGATCAGTTACATGATTATCGCTATTTGGGCGATGACTACCGCCAACGCGAGCGGATCCGCAAGCGTAAGCGCCGATGGGCGGCGGGTTGGGCCAGGATGGAACGATTAGAACGGCTGGCAGTATTGGCCGCAATTCAGGAAAGCGGGTTAGGGGGCTAAATGGAACGTTTGTTTAATGCCAGTATTGAGCGCGAAGCGCGGCCAACGCGGGCCGCAAATTTGGAACGTTTGTTTAGAGTAAATCAAGATGAATTTCGTATGCTGATCTTCGCGTTGACGGTGGCCAGTGAAAGGGTTAACGGTTGGGATAAATGGCAACAGTACAATGCAGATACAGATCCCAGCTTGATCGATAGGCTATTGCAAAGGTTTGTTGATGATCGTTTTGTGGCGGAAACATTGCGATCAGAATCTGAATCTATGGCGCTGGCCCGTCGGGCAAAAGAAGACAGCCAAGCCAGCGCCCTGGCCAGCCAAGCTGCACCACCGCCAGATCCGGCGGTATCGTCGAAGAGTGACACGGCGCAACGGTTCCGCTATGCCACCAAAAGGGATTCTAAAAAGCTTAAGCGGGTGGCGGATCGTTTGCGGGAAATTACCGCCCGCGATGGCACCGGGCGACAGTTTGACGGCGCCTATGATTACACGGTTCGAGCGGTGATCGAAGCCTTGGGGATAGGGGATCTGTTTTATGAGTTTCCAGTTAACCGATCTGATCCTTGAAATTTTCCCCGGCATTGGCCTATTGGGCCGGGGTTTTGAGTTGGCCGGGTTTTGTGTGGTACGTGGGCCGGATCTGCTATGGGGGCAAGATATACGCGGCTTTCATGTTCCAACCGGGCGCTTTGATGGCATTATTGGCGGCCCGCCTTGCCAGGATTTTAGCCGGGCCAGGCGGGCGCCACCAACCGGTTACGGGCTGGCCATGTTGGAAGAGTTTAAGCGGATTGTGATCGAAGCCCGCCCGGCTTGGTGGCTATGTGAAAACGTGGATCGCGTGCCCGATATCAAGATTGACGGCTACACGGTTCAACGGCTGGATCTAAACGCTAAAAATTGCGGGCTGACACAATCCCGGTTACGTCATTTTCAGTTTGGCAGCCTGGCCGGGTTGCAGTTGGCACCGCAACGGCAGCCAGCGCCAGCCGGGGCCGCCCTGGCGCCCGCTTGCTTAGCGACAGAGGGCCGCCGCGTAGATCGGCGCAATTGGGGCGATTTCTGCGCATTGCAGGGGCTGGATCCGGGCTTTCGGCTGCCAGGGATGAGAACGGCGGCCCGTTATGCGGCGGTAGGAAATGGCGTGCCCATCCCGATGGGCGAAATGATGGCCAGGGCGATCCGGGCAGCCCTGGCGGGCGAAACCGGCGGGCGGTTGTGCGCGTGCGGTTGTGGGCGCCAACTAGCGGGCCGGGGCGATCAAAAGGCCGCCACCGCCGCATGTAGAACGCGTTTACAGAAAAAGCGTGAAACGGCCAGGCGAGATCAGTCCGGGTAATTTCACGCATAACAGAAAGGATCGAAACATGAATAAAGATAGAAGCGCCCTTGTAAAAGTGATCGGATCGTATATTGACGATCTGCAATCGGTGGTTACGGGCCTAAAGGGTGAAAATTGGCAATGGTCAGAGCATAAACGAAAAAAGGTGGCCGCCACATTGGCAAAATTCAAACTATCGTTAGTCACACGCAACGGGGCCAGCAAACAAGGCTTTACCGCGCGTGATGACGCGCCACCGATAGCGGCGGGCTACTATCCATCACCGATTGGCCGTTACTGTGATCTTTTCATACTGGAGATCGATTTCGTAAAATCGGCCCGCCAGCCAGCGACCAAAGCGGCGGCGGTGGATCGCTATGATGAAAAGGCCCAGGCCCAAGGTTTTGATACCTGGCGCGATATGATGACCGCAATCTATGAAGGGCGGGCCAAAGTGGAGCGGGTAACGCAACCATGAAACCAACCTTTTACGAGTTCTTTTGTGGTGGTGGCTTGGTGCGGCTTGGATTGGGGCCGGGCTGGATCTGCCAGTTCGCAAACGACATAAGCCCGGAAAAGGGCGCCGCCTATGTCCAGAATTTTGGCCCGGCTGAATTTCGGCTAGGGGATGTTTTCGAGCTAACCGCCGCCGATCTGCCAGGCCCGGCGGATCTATGGTGGGCGTCATTCCCTTGTCAAAATCTCAGCGTAGCCGGGCCAGGTGGCGGGCTGGCTGGCAGCCAAAGCGGGGCGTTTACCGGCTTTTGGCGGCTGGCCCAAGCCCGGATCGACGCTGGCCAGCCGCCGCCCGTGATTGTGCTGGAAAATGTCACGGGCCTATTATCATCAAAGGGCGGCCAGGATTTTAACGCCCTGATCGCTTTGTTGGCCCGCGCTGGCTATGCGGTGGGAGCGTTGGAGATTAACGGATCGGCTTTCGTTCCGCAATCCCGCCCGCGGATCTTTGTGGTGGCAGCCCTGGCCGCCGTTGCCGCGTTGATCAGCCCTGGCCCTGGCGATCTATTTGGGGCAACAAAGCGGCTAATTGGCGCGTGGTGGCGGCTGCCAGCGGCGGCCCGTGAGCGTTGGGTATGGTGGCGGCTGCCACCGCCGCCGCCGATGGCCAACACGCTGGCCGATCTGCTAGAGCCGGATCCCGCCGCCTGGCATAGTGGCAGCCAAACGGCGGGCCTACTCGGAATCATGAGCAAGCGCCACCGCCAGCAAATAAGCGAAGCCAGCGCCAGCCAGCGCCCGACGGTAGCCACCGTTTACCGCCGCACGCGCAAAGAGGGCCAGCGCGCCGAAATACGCTTAGATGGGCTGGCGGGATGTTTGCGCACGGGCAACGGCGGATCTAGTAAGCAGTTTCTGTTACACATCGAAGCGGGCGCCGTGCGTTCGCGGCTATTTACTGCGCGAGAGTTGGCCCGCTTGATGGGCGTTGATGATCGCTATCATTTGCCCGCAAACTATGGGGCGGCCTATCACTTGCTTGGGGACGGGGTGATCGTGCCCTTGGTGCGTTGGCTTTCTGATAATCTATTAACTCATTTGGTGAAAGGGGATAAATGCGAGTATTAACACCGCTTACAATTGTCTTGAATGGTGATAATTGTTGGCCAGATCTCAAAGAAAGGGGTTTTGTCGAGGGCGCTTTTGTGGGCCTAGCCAGGCTGCCCAACGGCACGGAGGGCGGTAAAAGTGCAGTTACCGCCCGGATCGAATTGGCCAACGGCCAAGTAATTTTGGCGCAAACAACATTTGCACTATTGCGGGCCGCCGTTCAAGCCTTTGACGCGGCGGATAATGTCGATAATCTTGGTAAGCAGATTGAGCATATTAGGGGGAATTATGGCGACAGTGACGACACATAGAGGGCCAGGCGGCCCAAAGCGGCCAGGTGGCGGGAATGGGCGCCCCTTTCTTGACGGCGGCGCCCAGCGCAACGGCGGCGGCCCAAAGCGGCGCCCAGAGCCAGGGCCAGAAAGCGGGGGAAACGGCCAGGCGGCCCAAGGTGGCGGCCAGGATCCAGAGGGCGAAAAGGTAGAAGTAACGTTTATGTTGGGGGCGGGTTTTAATACGCTAACAAAGCGGCCCTATGTAGAATTTAGCGTGATCGAAAACGGCAAAAGCAGCGATCCCGTTAGAGTGCCCGCCGAAGCTGCCAAAGCGTTGGCCGTTAACATGATCGTGGCCGCCGAAGCGGCGATCCATGATGCGTTTTTCACTATGTTTCTAGGGGATCACATTGGCGCCGATCCTGAAATGATCGAAACCTTGCTAGCCGTTTTTCGGGATTTCAGAACGAAAACAATGGTTAATCAACAGATGCGGACAATGACAACCAACGATCACGATCCAGGATCCAACGCGTAAGCAGTTTTGGGAGGGCGCCATTGGTACGGCTACGCTACCGATCAAAAGCTTAATCCCGGTACTCTGTAACTTTCCAGGCCGCCCGAATTCCTTAGCCTATATGTTGGATGTACAAGCGATCCCGCCCGATATGCAAGCGAAGATCGCCAGCGCCCTGGCCGCCCGCTTTGGGGTTGACGTTGACGAAGTGTTACGCGACTTTGACGAAGGGATCGCGCCGATCCTGGCTAGCGGCTGCCAGGCCCAAACAAACGATCCGGCAATCCTGGCCGCCATATTGCTATAGGCGGCCAGGCCCAAGGGGCGGATCTGTGAATCATCGATGATTCACAGATCCGCCCCTTTCATTATCCGCCACCGCCGCCAGCGGGCCGCCGTGGGGTTTTCTGGCCCTGGCCCGTGTGTTGGCCCGGCTGCCACCAAAACGCGCCCAGCGGCGGCCCTGGCTGCCAGCCACCGCACGCCCGCCGCGGTCCTATACCGCCACATATGGCGGTAAAAGCCGGCACCTACCGCCATATGTGGCGAGGGCGGCCACTACCGCCAGATCCGGCGATGACGCCGGCGGATCTGTGAATCACCCAGGGCGCTAGTATCGAGTATCGCCAGATCCGGCGGTGGGAGCTGTGATTGAGCTGCGCACATGGCCAACGCCCTGGCGGCCCGATCTGTGAATCACCGGTGATTCACAGATCGGGCCGCCTATCTTTTCTTTATTTTTCCTAACGGATTGTTTACAATTGAAAAATAGAGAAAGGGGCTATTGTGAGCGATGGAGTAGAAATTGAAATAGCTAGCGGAAGATCCACGATCAGGAATAGCCCGATCAAAATTGGGGATATTTCGGGCGGCGACTTGACGAAGATCGAGGTAGGTAAGGATCCGGGTGATAACTTAACCCAACGGATCTTAGATGAATTAAGCGACGCTAAGCAACGGATCCGCACAATTGAACAATACATAGGCGGATCCCAACTTGGTGAGCCGGGATTAACAATACAGGTCAAGGATCTAAAGGCCGATATCAGGCGGATCGAAAAGGAAGTTGAATTTGCGGCGGCCCTTGATGCGAGAATAGCCAACATGGAAGCACTGTTAATTAGTTATACGCGTAATAATGTTTCGATTGACAAATGGGTTTTCCTGGCGGTTGTGGGTCTTTTATTCCTGGCGATCCCGGCGGTATTTCTGATCCTTTGGTTGGGTAGGGGCGGCGGCTTGTGACAAATTTAGAATGGTTAGATCTGATCTATCCCGCCAACGTCGCGTTATTCACGGGCTATCTACTCGCCAAGGCGGCTTATTGGTTTATCGTGCGTAGAAAACTTGTTCTAATGCCGCGTGCTATGTCGTTTTGGATCCAGGCGCTGATCGGGCTTGATTGGGCGCTTGGGTTTAACGAAGCCCTGATCGTTTATTTGCTGGCCCGGTCAACGGGCGTTAATCCGCCCTTGTCTATCGATCAGTACCGGGATTCTATCGCAGTATTGCGGGCCATGATGGGCGCTATTTTATTTTTGGCAACGGCGGCCCATGTAATGGCTATCTATCGTTTTTTGACAATTCATGAAGGGGTGACCACATGGCAGATATTCAGACAATCGTTATTTCGTTTCTTTTTGTAGGGGTCTTTCTGGCGTTTGTCTATGCGTTCAAGCGATGGATCTACGGTAATGATCCCGCTAAGCTGGCAGAGTTCCGCGATCTGATCCTATCGCTGATCTATGACGCCGAAGAGATGTTAGGCAGTGACGCGGGCAAAGCCAAACTAGATTGGGTGATCTTGCGTTGTAGAGAGGCGGGGATCCTTCGCTGGATCCCGGAAAAGCTTTTGATTGAGTTGATCAATCTGGCCGTTTATACCCTAAACGAAACGCGGTGGCGGCCCTGGCTTGAGGATGGCGACACGGGCGGCGATGACGGGCCAGCCGGGCCAGGCCCAACGCCAGAGCCAGAGCCAGGGCCAGCGCCAACGCCAACGCCAGCCGCGGCGCCCATGATTGACGCGGTTGACGCTATGCGTTACGCGGGTTTCGTTGGTAAACCCGTTACCGCCGTCGATCTTCCGCCAGGGCCAGCCAAGCGGGCCAGGCGGCCCAAGGCGGCCAGCGACGGCGATCAGACGCTTTAACGTTTCATTGGATAACTTGCGGGTGGCTTGGGGCGGTGGCATAATGGAAGGGCCAGCACATCATATAGGCGGGATTGCATAAGCTAGCATAATTAGCCGGGGCTAGTGCCCTATCTTGGGGATCCTCTTATGCGGGTGGCGCTTGGGAATCTGGATGCAGGCCAGTATACACCGGCAAAATACAAGCAAAAGCGCCAGCCTTAAACGCTGGCGCCGCTACATTCCGCCCGAAATGGTAATTAGGGAGTTGCATAAGAAAGCCCGATCCGGGTATACCGGATCGGGCTTTCTTATTTGAGAGATTCTAAAATTTCCCGTAGCTTGGGCACGATAGCCGCCGTTATCAGCGCCTTATAACTGTCAACTTGAAAGGCCAGATCGCTGGCTAATTCGTGGCTTTCCATTCCAGTAAGCGCCCGTGTGATATCGTCCAAAAGCCTGGCGATTACAACGGCGCCCGGCGGCGGATTGCGCACGGGGCCGCCCTGGCCCTGGCTGCCAGCCACCGCGGTAAGCCGGGTCATTCTGCGCAATGAGCAAGCGATATCATAAAGGGCCAGGGCCGATCCTTCGTCGAATTGGTCAGCGGATAGGCGATTGTACGCGACATCTAGCGGATCCGGGCTAGCCTGGCCCGCTTGGTTTTCATTACGGATAATAAAATCGACGGCGGACACCGCGTCATTGATGGCAAGTTGGCGAATTTCGCGCCCAACGGGCGTTTGATATTCCATAAGCGGGATCCCGCTATTGGGATCAACTTTGTCAATCCGCCAGTAACGACAATACCAGCCCAAAAGCCCGCTATGAACAACGATTGCATAATTTTTGTACATCATAGGTTAGATCCTTTCGTGTGAAATAGGAACGGGCACCCAAGCGGGCGCCCGTTTTGTTTACTTGCCAGTTGGTTGATCTACGGTCGGGGCCGGGCCGGTTTCGGGCGCCGTGATTGCAATGGTTTGCTTTTGTTCGCGCCCTACTTTGATATCCGCGGGCGTAATCATGATCTTATTGCCCGCCCATTTTTCAAAATTATCAGTTTTGCAAACTTCTGCAATGGCGCCCGCTTGGGTCTTATTGAGGGTCATTACCTTTTTCTTGCCCACAAAGCGAACAACGATCACCGGTTCATTGGCCCGCTTGATCGGGCTGAAAATCTCACGAACAACGGCGCTTTCAATCGTTACAACGTGAGAGCGGCCCTGTAGATCGTGCGGTTCCAAGTAAAATTCGTAAACATCGTAAATGCTAGCCATATGTCACCCCTTAGAGAAAGTTGATAGGAATTGGATAGGAATTGGAGAGATCAAAAACGAATTAATGTGCTATCGAGATCGGCGCATAACCGGATCTCATTTTCCTGGCGATCCCGGCGCCCATTCCATTGGTGATCGTTTTCGCACACGAAAGCCGGATCCAGCCCGTTAACCCAGCCGATAGCCTCATGATATTGGCGTTGGAGTTCCGCCAGCGCCATAAGGAAATTAGAGTAGCGACGCGTGATCGTGGTAACCGTCGGGTTGCGGTAGGTTACGCGTACTTCGTATTGTTCGCCGTTTTCCAAAAGTTCGTAAATATCATTTTTTACCGCAAATTTGAGGGCGCTAAGGCCAGCGCTAGCGCCACCATTGGCGATAATGTTGCGGGCCAGTTCCAACGCTTCGTTATAGGGCAGGGCCGAAACCAGATCGCCAGGCTGGCCAACGTTGAGTAATAGATCGGCAACGTGGGCACCGGTTTGGATGGCGTTAAAAGTTGCGTTTTGCATTGTAGGATCCTTTTTGAATGAATGACAGATGATTGAAACGAAAGGGCCAGAGGGCTGGCCCGGCTTAATTATGTATCGATCCGGTAGATGTGAATCGTTTGATCTTCGCTTTCTACCGTGTAACGGCGCCCGCCGTCGGTTGGCACCGGGGCGATCCCGTTCGCATGAATAACCATACAGGCGGCCAAATATAACCAGTCTACACACGGAATTGGTTCACGGCGGATCACGCTTTTACCCGTGTTGCGATCAATTACTTCAAAGATTGACTTAGTTGTCATAAAATCCCCTTGAATCCCAAAAAATTAACTTATGGCGTAATTCTAGCATACTTATAGTTACATGTTGTTACAGAATGCTTTCAATATGTAATGTAGTTACATAAAAGTATTGAATTATAATCATGTTTGCATTATCCTAATTGCATCATATAGAAAGGGGGTGATTGCAATGTTAGTTTTCAGCGGGCGCCAAGCCAAGGCCAAAGCGGCCCTAGCGGGTGGCAGCTTGGAAAGTTTCGGCAAGGCGGCGGGCTTGGGGCACGGCTATGTATACCGATTGAATGGAAGGGAAAGCATGAGCTTGGAAACGGTTAACCGCCTGGCCCGTGCGTTGGGCTGCCAAGCGGCGGATCTGTTAGTCGAGATACAAGAAAGCGAAATAGCAAAGATGGAAGAGCAAGAGGGGTGAAAGATGGAAGAGAACAAAACGATCCCGGTTGTGGTTAACGCCATGATCAGCCGCCAGCGCCATAGGAAAGGGCGCCGCCGCACGCACGGCGGAATAGAGACGAAGCCGATTACGCTGATCTTTAACTGTAGCGATGACGGATCGGGCCAGGTCGATCACAATGAATTGCATAAGCTTGTAATCGATCATGTCGATGAATTTTACGGCGGTTGGCTTTTGGGCGGTTGGGCGGTGGCACCAAAGATCGGGCCGCCGCCAGATTACGATCCCGATCTAGATATGGATTTTGGCGCCACCGTCAGATCTGGCGATGGCGCCGGCGGAATAAAGGAGGGGCCGCAATGAGAGATCCCCTAAATGATAAGTACTTGGGGCTTTTGCTGGCAGAATACGCCCGCCAGCTTGACGAAGGGATCGCCGCCGCTTATGCAGGGCTGGCCGATAAGCAAGAGGTGATCGGGGCTATGCGCGTTTGGCGCCCGTTCCCGGTTGGGCCGTTATTGCAGGATCGTGATCCAACCGATGACGATCCGCCCGTACAATGGGAGTGGGAAACGCCCAAGCCGCGGATCCTGGCGCTTGGCACGTTGGAGGCCACTATAGAACGTTTCAAAGGTCTTATTGACCGGATCGAAGGGGGGCAAGATGGCGAATGAATTAGCCGATCTTTTGGCCATGATGACGCCCGAAGAGCGCGCACAGTATGACACAATCCAGGCCGCCGCCGCCGCCCATCTATTAACCGCGGCGGAACGGGCCAACATAGCCCAGCGCCCCAACGATCCCGGCTGGCCCGGCTTCGTTGGCATTTTGCGCGCCCGGCTGGCAGCCAGCCAGCGCAAGATCAAAAAACTACAGTAGCCCGCTTACTATTGTGTAAGTGTTTTGCAAGGCGGCCAGGGATAGAGATAAGATCTATTCCTGGCCGCCTTTTTGATTGCGTTCTACGTCGGCAATTTGGGCCAACATAAATTGGAGTTGCAGCAAATGAAAGCGTAATTCTGCAAGTTCGCTTTCTTGCCCTACCGTTTGCAGCCTGGCCAGGCCCGGAAAAACAGATCGGCGCAAGATCTCTAACATGGCGATTGAAGCCGGAGCATACAGCGCGTGATTGGTAACGATGGGTACAATGGCGGCGGCGCCCGGTAGAAGTGGGTGCATAACCATTCCTTAATAGATTTACGCAACGTTTGGAGATTTTAGGATACTCTAAAATTAATGGCCCGACAATGGGCTTTTTCGGTATAATGGATTACAGGATCGCAAGCATGAACGAAAAGCAAACGAAAAGCGAATTACTTGCCAGTATAGAACGTTACCGCGTCGCTAGCGGTTGCACCTCCCGCGAAGCGTGGGCCGCGTGGTTTGACCGGGCCGGGCTGCCAGCCTTTCATTATCCGCCACCGCCGCCAGCGGCCCGCCGTGGGCCGTTTGCGCGTTGGGCCAGTATGTTGGCCCGGCTGCCAGCAAAACGCCCAGCGGCGGCCCTGGCTGCCAGCCACCGCACGCAAACAGTATCGAGTACCGCCAGATCCGGCGGTAAAAGCCGGCACCTACCGCCAGATCTGGCGAGGGCGGCCACTACCGCCAGATCTGGCGGTACGGTCCAGCGGGCCGGCAGAATCACGGATCCAGGTGAATCACATTTCCAACGTTCCCAACCATTAACCCGCCGCCTGGCGTTTCACGGATCCGCCCTGGCCCTGGCCGTTATCGCGTGGGCGTTACTCTGGCACCGCCCGATCTGGCGGTGGCAGCGGCCAGGGCGGATCCGTGAAATGGCCAGGGCTATAGAATCACGTGGGGGCACAGATGGCCAGTAAACGACGATTACGGCGCCGAAGTTGCACCAACAAACGCCCCTACGATGAAAAGGCCGCTAGGGCGGTTGCATACCGGGCCAGGCGCCGCACAAACAACCCAACGATATGGCCGTATAAGTGCCCATTTTGCGATTGGTGGCACATTGGCCGCACGCCCAACCGGATCCGCCAAGCGATGGCCCAAGCTGCCAAACGGTAGCGGGCTTTATATTTGCGTATAGCAACGAAGATTTTCAACGGCTGCCAGGCGGGCGGCTGGCGCCGCCGCCTTTTCGATAAGCATGATTGAAAACCTACTGAAAACCTACTGATTTTATGGCGAGAAAAAAGAAGAGCCGCCCGCCTGGCGAAGCTGCCACCGATGGCAGCCAGGGCCAGGGCCAGGGCCAGGGCCAGGGCGATCCGTGGTGGCTGGAAATGGCCATAAGTGAGCTTGACCGGATCCAACCGCCTGAGCGAAACAAAAAGAGATTTACCGTTACCCGGCTGATCGACGCCCGGATCGCGGGTGAGAGTGACGCGTCAGTTTTTCGCCAGCCGGGCACGGTTAGCCGTGACACTTGGTATAAAAAATGGAGTAAGGATCCGGTTATCGCCAGCGCCTTGGAGACTATCGAATCATTGGTTAGGCCCGCCAGGGATCGGGCGGCCCTGGCAGCGATGGCCGGGGCGGCTGCCACTATGCAGTTATCCAGCCCGGCGGCGGTAGCGCGTGCGGTTGAGCTTATGCAATCGAAAGATGACGCGGTAGCGCTAAAGGCGGCTTTTGGCATATTAGACCGGGCCGGGATGGAAACGGCGATCAAATCGTCAACCGCCTTGGAGGGCGAGATCCCGATAGTCACGGCGCCGCCAGGGCTGATCGATAAGTTGAAGCCCAAATGAGCTATATAGCCGTAAGCGATCAGGCGCCCACATTTCGCAATAATGTAGCGCGCATGGTGGAAAGTACCGACTTTGAGATCATGCTATCGGGCGGCTACGAAACCGGGAAAACCTTTGGCACGCTTTACAAATTGCACTTGCTATTATGCCTATTCCCCAAGGCCCGCGCCCTTATGGCGCGCAAAACCTACAAAAGTTTGGTCAATAGCGCCATTGTCACCTATGAAACAAAGGTTCTAAGCATACCGCCCGACAGTGAGCGAAGCCCGATCCGCAAATTTGGCGGGATTAGGCCCGAACTATACCGCTACCCCAACGGATCGCTTTTGATATGTGGCGGGCTAGATAATCCCGATAAGGTTCTATCGGCTGAATATGATTTCATCTATATAAATCAGGCCGAAGAGTTGGCCCTTGATGATTGGGAAAAGGTGATCGGGCGGGCTACCGGGCGGGCCGGTAACGCCCCTTATACCCAAGTGTTGGCCGATTGCAACCCAGGGCCGCCAAGCCATTGGATCAAGAGTAGAAAGCAGCTTTTGTTATTAGAGACGCGCCACGAAGACAACCCGCGGCTTTATGACGATCAGGCTAAGGAGTGGACAAAGCAGGGCCAGCGCACGATCTCAATTTTGGATAGCTTGACCGGGCTACGCTACAAACGGGGCCGCCTTGGGCTATGGGTGGCGGCGGAAGGGCAAGTATACGAGTTCGATCCGGCGGTTCATCTTGTCAACCATTTCGATCCGCCCGCAAGCTGGCGCCGGATCCGAGTGATTGACTTTGGCTATACTAACCCGTTCGTTTGCTTGTGGCTGGCAGCGGATCCCGATGGCCGCCTGTATCTCTACCGTGAATTGTATTTCACCAAACGCACGGTAAAGACACATTGCACGCTGATCAAGCGCCTATCCGAAGGGGAAAGGATCGAAGCGACCATAGCCGATCATGATGCCGAAGATCGGGCAACGATGGCCGAAAACGGGATCCAAACGATAGCGGCGGATAAACGGATCACGGTTGGAATTGAGCGCATAGAAGAGCGGTTGAAGCGGGCGGGCGATGGGCGCCCGCGGCTTTACGTAATGCGGGATAGCTTGCACGAAACCGATCCCGATCTGGCCGCCGTTTACCGCCCAACATGCACAGAACAGGAATTCGCGGGCTATGTCTACCCGCCCGGCTTGACGGGAAAGCCCGTCAAAGAGCTACCGGAAGACAAAGACAATCACGGGATGGACGCGTTACGATATGGGGTTATGTACTTTGACGGCAGAAAGCGCCGCGAAGCAAGCAGCCAGCAAGGCTAAGGGGCTACACATGAATGCAGATCTAGAGATTGCAGTAACAGCGCTAAGCGAGAAAGCTTTGGACTATACAAAGCTTTGGAAATATTACGACGGCGATCAGCCGTTAATTTATAACAACGAAAAGTTACGCCAGATCTTTCACGGGCTTGACGCCCGTTTCACGCTCAATTGGTGCGCGGTTGTGGCCGATAGCGTATTGGATCGGCTTTCGATCCTTGGGGCAACGATCAGCCAGGATAAGACACGGGCCGCCGCCCTAGCCCAAGTTTGGGCCGGGTCGGGGCTTAGTGATGAAATTGACACGATCCACGAAGAGATCGCCGTGGTGGGTGAAAGTTTCGTGATAGCCTGGCCCGATCCCGCCACCGAAGAGATCGAAGCCTATCATAATGACGCCCGGCTGATCCATGTCGAGTATAGCCAGGCTAACCCGCGCCTAGCCCGCTTTGGCGCTAAATGGTGGCGGGGCGAAAATAACCGGATCTACCTTACACTATACTACCCGGATCGCTTTGAGTACTACCGCACGCGGGAAAGTGTAAAATCGAAGGGCACGATCAGCGCCGCCGCTTTTGAGCCAGATCCCAACGTGCCCAGCGCCGAAAACGGCCAGGGCCAGATCCCGATCTTCCATTTTCGATCCAACCGGCGCAAGCCCGCCAGCCAGTTAACCAACGCAATCGAGCCGCAAGACGCGATCAATAAGCTTTTCTCTGATGTAATGGTAGCGGCGGAATTTGGCGCATTTCGCCAGCGCTATGTTATCAGCCAGGCCGGGATCGGTAAGAACAAACTAAAGAATAGCCCTAACGAAATTTGGGATATTCCAGGCGGCCAGGGTGATGAGCAGCCAACCCAAGTTGGCCAGTTTGACGCAACCAGCCTAGACAACTATCTAGATGCAATGGACAAACTAGCGATGGGGATCGGGATCATTACGCGCACACCGCGCCATTATTTTTACGCCCAAGGCGGCGATCCAAGTGGCGAGGCATTGGTAGCCCTTGAAGCGCCCTTGAACAAGAAAACCCAGCGGCTGATCAACACACTGATCCCAACCTGGCAGCGCCTAGCCGCCTTTCTATTGAGCTTGCAAGGGGTGGCGGCCCGCCCGCAAGAGATCTACATTAACTACGATAAGCCAGAGACGATCCAGCCAAAGACGCAAGCTGAGATCCGCAAAACCAACCGCCAAAGCGGGATCCCGCTTGTTACAATCTTGCGTGATGAGGGCTGGACAGAAAGCGATCTTGATGAGTTACGCCAGGATCTAGCAGATGAGGCCGCCGACACTGCCAACTATGCCAACGCCGCGTTAGGCGCCGCCCAACGCAAATTTGATCAGGGGATCGCCTAAAATGTCTGCCATCCTTGACGCGATTGACCGGCAGCGGGCCGCCTTGCGCAATCGCGAAGATGCGGCGATCCAAGAATTATCGCGGCGGTGGCTGGCGATTGAGCGCGGGCTATATGACCAAATGGAAGCCCTAGCATTGGAGATCGCCGCGATGGATGAACCAACGCGTACGCAAATTTGGCGATCTGCGCGTTGGGTGAGATTGAAACAACAGATTGACGCCCAGGTGGCAGAGTTCCGCCATTATGCCAGCCAGGCGATCAGCGCCGATCAGGGGGCCGTAATCGGGGCGGCCCTGGCCGATAGCGCCAGTTTGATCCAGGCCGCCGCCGCCGAAGCCGGGATCGGGGTTGATTTCAACCGGCTGCCCATCGAAGCCGTTAACGCCATTATTGGCCAGGCTGGCAACGGATCCCCTTTGGCGCCCGTGTTGGCCAGGGCCGCCGAAACCGGCGCCGAAGCCCTAACCCAGCAACTTATAAACGGGGTGGCGCTTGGTGTAAATCCCGTGGTATTGGCCAGGCGGGCGATCCGGGAGGGCTTGGGGAAAACCTTTACGCAAACCGCCACGATCTATCGTACCGAAGTTTTACGGGCCTATCGCTACACATCGCTTACGCAATACCGAGAAAGTAACGTTGTAACCGGTTACCAGCGCCTAAGCGCCAGAGATACAAATACTTGTATCGCTTGCTTGATGGCAGATGGGGAGATCTACAACTTGACTTCGGATTTTGATCAACACCCTAATTGCAGATGTGCAATTATCCCGATTGTGAAGGGCTACACGCTACCGATTGGCAGCGGCCCGGAATGGTTCAATAAACAGAGTAAGGATCGGCAGCGCTTTATACTTGGGCCTAAACGCTTTGAATTGTGGCAGGGCGGATCCGTGGATCTGGCCGCTATGGTTACCCGCGTCGATCATCCCGATTGGGGCGGGGCGCTAGTGCCCACAACCGTAAGATCGTTACGGGCGCTGATCGAAGGGGGGGCACCATGATCGCAGAGAAAGCCCAACGCGTGCGCGTGCCAAAGTGGGCGCTAGATATCTTGCGGCTGATCATGGGGTTGCAGCCTGGCGAGTATGTAATTACCCTACACGTTTACCATGATGGGCGGCGGCTAGCCAAGGCCCGCCCCAAGGCCCAAGCGCCCGCCAGTGATTTATTACAATAACACCTTGATGTAAACTTACATTTCTGCTATAGTCTAATTAATCGAATGTAGCCCATAGGCGAGACGCCAGGAACGACGACACACGGCGCATAGTTGGCACGGGGATCCCGTGGCGGCTATGCGCCGTTTTTTTTTAAATTCGATTGGGATAATCGAAAGGGAAAGACAATGCCACCGATCAACCAGGGCGGGACGCCCAACAATAGCCAGCAAAACGGCCAGGGCCAGGGCCAGGGCCAAAGCAACCAAAACAGCGGCCAGCAAAACGGCCAGGGCGGGCAAGGCGGCCAGGATGGCAGCCAGGGCCAGGGCCAGGGCCAGAACGGCCAGCAAAACGGCCAGGGCGGCCAGGATGGCAGCCAGGGCGCAACCTTTGAAGCTTGGTACGCTGGCCAGGGGGCCGAATTGAAAGGGCTGATCGATGGGCACATAAGCGGGCTACGATCAGCGTTGGAGAGTGAGCGGAACGACAGAAAAGCCCTTAATAGACAAATCGCAGAAATGAAGGGAAAAGCCGAAAAGGGTAGCGAATTAGAAACGCAACTAACCGCCTTGCATAGCCAGTTAGAAACGCTGAACCAAAAAACAGCATTCTACGAAGCGGCGCCCGGCGATCTGTCTAACCCGCGCTTGGCATACCTGGCAGCCAGCGAAGCCGGGCACATTAACGCCAAAACGGGCGCCGTCGATTGGCCCGCCATGCGTTCGGCTTTTCCTGAGCTTTTCAGCCGCAAGCCAGCGCCACCGCCCGCCAACGGCGGCCAGGGCCAGGGCCAGGGCGGTAATCAGGGCGTACCAAACATGAACGCATTTATACGCCGCGCCGCGCAACGGGGCGGTTAAGGAGATCCGAAAATGTCTTACACAAACATCATTGATCGAAGCGGGGCCGAAGCCCTGATCCCTGAAGATGTTAGCCGGGAGATCATTCAAAATGTACCGCAGAACAGCGCAATCATGCGCCTTGGGCGCCAGTTGCCCAACATGAGCCGCAAACAGCGCCGCTTACCGGTTTTGAGCGGGCTAATCACCGCGTCATTTGTCAACGGTGACACGGGCCGCAAGACAACCAGTAACGTGAGTTGGGACGATGTTTTCATTGAGGCCGAAGAGTTGGCCGTAATCGTGCCCATTCCCGAAGCCGTGTTGAGCGACGCGGATTATGATATTTGGGGCGAAGTGCAACCGCGCATGATGGAAGCCTTTGGATTGGCTTTTGATCAAGCGGTGGGCTATGGCGTTAACGCGCCGTCAAGCTGGCCCGATGACTTGCTAACCGGCGCCACCGCCGCGGGGCACGCGATCACCTTGGGCACCGGCAACGATATCTATGATGATATCTTGGGTGAAGCGGGCGTAATTGCCAAGGTCGAGGAAGATGGTTTTCTCGTAAACGGGCATATGGGCGCCCTTTCGCTTCGCTCCAAACTGCGCGGGCTGCGCGATGCCAACGGTAACCCGATCTTTAACCGGGTAGCCCAAGCGCGCACGGCTTACGAGTTGGACGGCGCCCCGATCGATTTTCCGCTGAACGGTTCGATCATCCCGGCTGATGCGTTACTCTTTTCGGGTGATTTCATGCAACTTGTCTTTTCGCTTCGTCAGGATGTTACTTATAAGTTGCTTGATCAGGCGGTGATCCAGGATGGCAGCGGCGCAATCGTTTACAACCTGGCCCAGCAAGATATGGTTGCACTGCGCGCCGTGATCCGGCTTGGTTGGGCGCTACCCAACCCGATCAACGCGGTTAACACCAACGCGTCAACCCGCTACCCGTTTAGCGTTTTACTGCCAGAGTAACCGGCGCTTTACTTTTGATCAGTTTTTTGAGAGTGAAGAATAGCCAGTAATCAGGGGGAAATTATGAGCGGGTTCTATCCACATAACCCAAATTTGGGCCAGTTGCAGCAAACCGACACGCCAGGCGTAAACGTCGCGGCTTGTTTTGTTTCCAAACTTGTGATCGCCGCCGCCGCCGCCGTGGCAGCCAGCGCCACCGGGATCCACGCGGCGGTTACCGATAACGGCAGCGATCAGACGGTCACAACCGGGATCACAAATCCAGCGACACCGCGCAACATTACCGCGACGGCGGGCGGTACAAGTGGCGACGTAAAAGCGATCCAAGTGGTAATCACCGGCACAAATTACGCCGATGAAGTAATCACCGAAACCTTGCCCGCCTTTACCGTCAATACAACCGGGATCGTACAAGGTAACAAAGCGTTCAAAACGGTTACATCGATCCTGATCCCGGCGCATGATGGCACCGGCGCCACAACCGCCATTGGATGGGGCGATAAGCTTGGGCTACCTGATAAGCTGCCAACGAATACCGTTTTGCTGGCCAGCCTTGGGGGCACAAAAGAGGCAACGGCCCCAACCGTGACAGCCAGCGCCAGCGCGTTGGAGTCTAACACCGTCGATCTTAATTCCGCCTTGGATGGTTCTGAGGTGGCGATTTACTATCTTGTCTAAGCCAAGCCTTTAACCGTGATTCTGCGATCGTAGATTCACAAATAGGGAGATTTAACCATGTCGCAACAATACGGCGCCTATCGCGCCGCAATTACCGCCACAACCAGCACAAGCGGCGGCGGCGCCCTGGCCCTGGCTAATCCAGAGGCCCAGCCCTTGATCGTTACCCGTCTTACGTTGTATGTCGAAGATGCCAGCGACGGGGCCGCCACCGTTGACGCTGGCATTGCTGCCAACGCCACAACCAGCGCCGACAACCTGATCGATGGGGTCAGCGTAGCGGCTACCGGCGCCGTTGACAATATCACCGACAAGGGCAGCAACGGCAAAAGCCGCCAAGTTTGGGGCACGTCGCAATACTTGACAATCACGGCTAGCGCCACATTGGCCGGATTGGTGGCCTATGCCTATATCGAGTACTACCGCACGGCTGAGGAGTAAAAACTATGGCAGCATCCGCGGAAGATCTCGCCACCGCCCGCCGCCTGGCGGCTGAACCAACGGAAGGAACATACGACGACGAAGCATTAAGCGCGATTGTCGAGGGTTACCCCATTCCCGACGTTGACGGCAACGATCCAACCGATGACGCGTGGGCCGCCACCTATGATCTTTTCCTGGCGGCTTCGCAAATTTGGACAGAAAAGGCCGCCGCCTTGCTTAATGCGGGCGGTACGTTCGACTTTTCCGCGGATGATGCCAGTTTTAAGCGATCCCAACTTTATGATCAGTATAAGCAAATGGCCGATACAATGCGCGTGAATTCCCGGCGCTTGGGCCAGGGCCGGGGCGCCCGTTCCGTTACTCAAAAGGCGGCGGGGCCGTTCCGCGCTACTGATCAGTTGTGGATCGGCAATCTGCCAGAACAGGATCCATTATGATCACAATGATACACGGTAAATCAGGCCGCACTATGCAGATCCGGGAAAGCGAAGCCGTAAAATACCGGATCTTAGTTGCGGCGGGCTGGCGAGAACAAACAGCGCCCAAGCCCGCCACCGTCGAAGCTGCCACCGATGGCCAGCAAGAGGGCCAGGAAAGCGGCCAGGATGGCAGCCAGGGCCAGCAAGAGGGCCAGGAAAGCGGCCAGGATGGCAGCCAGGGCCAGCAAGAGGGCCAGGAAAGCGGCCAGGATGGCACCGATGGCCAGCAAGAGGGCCAGGAAAGCGGCCAGGATGGCACCGATGGCCAGCAAGAGGGCCAGGAAAGCGGCCAGGATGGCACCGATGGCCAGCAAGAGCCAGCGCCCCAACCCGCCGCCGTTGCCCCAAAGAAGAGCAAAAAATAGCCTATGCTTACCCAAGCCGACATTACCCAAATGAGGGAAACCCAAGCCGCCGCCCTACCGGATCAATGTACGATCCAGCGCAAAAGCGATCCCGCCGATAGCCGCGGCGGGCAAACGGTCAGCTATAGCGATCACGCCACCGGGGTAAATTGTCGTTTGGGCCGCAATGCCCAAAGCGCCAGGCCAGGGGTAAG